TGACAAAAACTGATAGCAAAGGAAATACGCACACTAGAACGGAAACTTATTGGACATGGGACCATGTTGGGAGCGAAAGCATTCATAGTGACCGAATTAGATTTCTCGGAATTGAGATGGATTATAAGAAAATTCAAATTCCAGATGGAAAGTATATAGATACAATAAAAGAATCTTCTCGTGTAAGGTTTAATTACTATGGAACCCCAGTTGAGTCGGTGGGGACTATTTATACGGATCTGCGAGATGGGACCATATCTGATGAGTCGAAGTTTTTTGATGATTCGGATATTGAAACGGCGGTAAAAAGAATGACGGCATCAGGAACTTGGATATTCTGGATCGGGTGGATGGTTTTAATCGGTGCTTCGGTCTATGGATTCTGTTATTTAGAGAATGATTGGTTAAATAAGTAAAGTCAAGAGTGCCATATGAGAGCCATGACTTCCGATAAAGG